CTAGTTGTCCATACTTGGACTCTAGGCCACCTAGGAAGTCACCACCGGGTTTCGCTTGCAAGGCACCGGGAGCTAGTTCGCGACCATCCCCTGAAAACCCGTAGGGGTCCTGTTCAGTTGCTTCGTCCAAGGGGGTCTTCATGTGAGCAAACTCCGCAATGCCTTCCGGCACGGGAGTTGATTCCACAACCAAGGGGAACTTCTTGTTTGCGAACAGGATGTCTATGATTTGACCGAACGCAGCAAGAACCTTTGTCTTGGTAATCCGAACAAAGACCTGAGACCGCTCCGAATCACGATACTGAGTTGTAGAGTCGTAGATACCCCGGAAGTTTTTGAACGCCTGTAGCCAGCGTTGCTCGTGAGCAAAGCGACCAGTTTCAGCATCCCTGAACTTTGAGGTTACGTACCCTGCAAGACCCGGCATCTGTTCTTCGGGAGATTGTACCGGAATTACCGTGTCATCATCCGGCTGGAGAAAGTTATCTTCAGACATGTAGAGTCCTAGCTAAAGTAGTTTCTGTCTTCTGCCATTGTGTTAAATGAAGCTTCTACAGTAGGCTTGGTTTGCTTCTTGGGCATATCTTCTGTGATTGGGCCTGTCTTTACACGAGTCTGAAACTCAAGACCTTCACGGTATAGTTTTGTTGCACCCTCATCTGTATCGACGCTGACTTTATCAGAGTTCATTACATAGGCTGCACCGTAGTTGTAGTTATTGTCTGGCATCTCTGCCTCCTAGTTAACGGAAAGAAAGCCTTGGTCTTGGGCAGGGGCGGCTTGAGGAACCCTGTCCGGTTCTGGAATCATGCCAGAATCCTGTGTGGCAACTCGTGCCATTATGTCTTCGTCTGTTTCCTCTACCTCTCTGGCAGGGATAAAATCTGTTCGCAGGGGTGGCATCTCTGATAGTTCGGGACCAGCGGTGGCTGTCGAGTCCAAAATCATTGGCAAAGCTCCGGCAACACCTGCTCCCACACGTGCAGCTAAACCAACTCCTTCTATAGCCAAGTCCCGTGCCATTGCTGCGCCAGCCCCTTCGGGGTCACGAGCAGCTTCGTAAAGACCCGTTCCAAGTAAGGCAGCCCCACCCGCTTTAAGAGTCCCCTTCAAAAACTTATCAAAATCAAAACCCCCCTTAGTCAGCTTATCCTGTAGGTCAGGGTCTAAGTCCTCGAAGTTCTTGGGGTCGGGGGATTCGACGGTAGGACTTAACTTAGCCCGTTCGTCGGCTCGTATCGCTTTAGTTTTCTCTTCTCTCTGAACCTTGGCACGAATTGCTTCCTCATCTAGGTCGCCCATTTGAGCTTCGAGTTTCAGTCGCTTCGCTTCTGATTCCGTAGCACTTAGCTTTAGTTCCTGACTACGAGCTTCACGAACATCCTCAATCAGGTCGAGGTCGGCATCTGTCAGGGTCCCCTGAACCTGTGTGCCAACAATCTCTGCACCCTTCGGTATAACAGCTAGTTTAGGTGCGCCACTGCTAGTCAAGCCCTTGGCTTCCACACCCATAGATGCAGGCAGTTCGTTGAGGGTAGATAAACCTAGCACCTCTCCATACATGTTCTGTAAGGCACGAAGGGCTTGCTTGGCTGTTGTTCCCTCACCCGTAATAATCTGTGATGCGTAGTGCTTACGAGTGATGGCTTTCATACCATCAATAGTTTCATCGAAGGATGCGTGTCCCATAATTGCACTAGCTTCAGACTTGTAGCCTAACTCGTTTGCAATGATAGATGGGATAATCTTACGAATGTCAGAAGCACCCGCAACTTCTCTACCCATATCTTTTGCAAAGGGTTTGAAGCGGGGACCAATACCGTCTGGTGCTTTGACAGCAGCAGACATCCTATTTACAAAAGTAGATGTAGCCTTCTTAGGGTCCTTGACATCCCTACCTAAAAATAGGTATTCTCTGCCCTCTGCTCTAGCAGTGTCGGCAGCATCTCGTAGTATCTCCAAACCTACTTCTGGCAGGTCGAGTTCATTACGAATTTTATTGACGCGACGATACGCTTCCTTAAATGCTCCCGTTTCAAAATCTATGTCGTCAAGCTTAATACCAGCAACCTCACCCGGACGTAAAGGAACCAGTGCATTGAAAGCAACTGCAGACCGTACCATAGGGTCTTTGATGGATGCCACACCCTCTGTCAAGGCTTTTAGGGATTGCTTTGCTTCGGGAACCCCTTTGAATGCTTTTGTACGTCTAGCTTGTTTTGCTTTTTCTAAACCTAGTTTGCGGGACTTTCCATCCGCACCAAAGACTGTTGTAAACGGGTAGGGAATGTCTGAAACAGATGCAGTGCTTTTGAGTTCATTCTCAATAGACGTTAAGGTTGTGAAATTAGACTCCGAACCAATCTCATCTAACTTTTTAAGAAAGTCTGTTTCTTTAATGGAGTCCCACGGGGAATCCATAGTAAGACCCGCTGCTTCTATGTTCTTTTTTAAGGAAGCAGAAACTTTACGAATGCCTAGAGCATCGCCAACAGTAAGACTGTTGTTTTTAATCTTGTCAGCTATCTCTGCCATCTAGTATCCAAACGTAGCATCATAGGGCTGGAAGGCTTGGTCTTTGATGCCCTGCAGTTGTTTGTGTATCGAAGTGTATCCGCTGGTTCGCGTCATAACCATATATCGCAACGCATCGTAGGCATGGTCCTCTGCTCTCGTGTCTACATCTTCACTGTTAGTTTTGGAGAGTGGAATGCCCGATAGCTGTGCAATGATATGCTTACAACTAGAAAAGATTCGCATACGGGGTTCATTAGAGTGGGGGTCGTCAGCAAGCCGCCTGTGTAATTCCATTTTTCCTTGTAGACGATTGCGGTCGGATTGAGTCCACCTAACCCCGGCCCTCATCATAGTCTCTGCGATAGAAGGGCCGAATCCGGTCTTGTTCCAGCATGAAGAGTCTAGGACCGTATAATGAGGTAGCGGGTCTAACTCTTCACATTCTAATATTTTATCAGCTAATTGCTCTGCTGTCAAGTGTTTTACGTAAAGTTCGCGATAAATCCAAATATTGTTATCCCAATCAATAGCACCCCACAGGACACACGACGGCGACGAGTAGCCGTAGTCGGCGGCACGTATGCGGGGCCAGTTCGTGGGAAGCTCAAAATGTTCGACCACATGTCGTACCCTCGAAAACTCTGGGAAGGCCGCTCCCTCTGCCACATCCCAGTCCCCTTCTAGGAGTCGTCTACGCTCGACATCCGGGAGTGACCGAAGCATGGCCTCGTATTGACCATCTGCCATCAGGAAGGGGTTGTCAGTCAACCTCGCCGGAATAAACTTGCGGTAGAATAGGGGTTGACCTGCTTTTGGATGATTGTCAGGCCATACAAAGGTGCGACCTGTTTCTAAGTCTTTAGCTCCGAACGCCTTGTTTGGTTCGTGGGCATCAATGTACATCTTCTTCACCCACCAGCCGCCGACACCACCGGGGTTCGCTGTGCAGCGCATGGTCAGGTTAGTCTGTAGTTCGGGGTCCGTCGAACGGAGACGGGAACGAAGATAGTCCCAGACGTAACTGTTGGGGTACTGTGTTATTTCGTCTATGCCAATCCAGTTAAACGCCTGTCCCTGAAAACGGGTGACATCCTTATCTCTGTCGAGATAGGTAAACCACATGGTTGCACCGGATGGAAAGACCCACGTTGATTTGGACTCGCGGAACGTTGCTCCGGGAAATGCCTTGGGGTATAGCTGCTTCGACTTGTCGATGAGTTCCGTTAGTTCGTCGAGCGTTCGCCGGAGAAGAAGGCCACGATGATTGGAATTATGGCAATAGCGTAGGGGGTCAGCAAGTAGAGCAAATGACTTGCCACCGCCAGCGGCCCCACCATAAAGTACATCCTGTTCGGAAGCCGAAAGAAAGTCCTCTTGAGGTCCTTCATTAGGTTTGAAAATGACAGGGGTATCATCTATTAGGTCCGTAACTGCTGGGGGTAATACGTCGAGGTCTGCAGCATCTACCACACGGGTCTTGTTGCCGTTCAGGGCATTCTCTATGTTCTTGGCTGCACTGGTCAGGTCACGAACCTTGCGACGGTTCCGGGCTGTCTTCACATCCTGCTTGACCTGCTTCTTCTTGGCATTCTTCAGCTTCATCTGTACAGAACGCCGCGCACGTTCCCGGTCACTCATTTTGTGAGTGGTTTTGGGTTCGCCGGGTCTTTTCTTAGGTCTGCCGACCTTGCCTAGGTCTTCGGGGTTCGGGGGGACTAGGACTCTTTTGCGTGGGGCCACGGGTTAGTCTTTTTCTACGCTGCTTGCAGCTTTTCTCCCGCGAACGGCAAGCCTCATGCCATCAACAGTTTCATACTTCTGTTTTTTCTTTTTATCTAGCAAGCCTGCTTTACCTGCTATAAAACCAACTAATGCTGCTACAGGAGAACTTACAACATCTTTTGGCCCCCCAAATAGGACTTCTTTATAAGTACGGTCCCCAAGCTTGCCAGTTTTGTCATACTTACTAAGCTTTATTAATTCACGAGCTTTCTTTTTTGACATATCCCTCATCCTTATTTCCTTGGGCCTTGCGACCACGACACGATTTCATCTTCTTCACGCCACCCTTGGGGGTGCCATAGCGGTAGCCGGGGACCTTGCCGCCCGCTGCTTTACCGTAGCGTTCGCTAACCGGTTTGCTTTGCAGTACCTTATACCGCTCATGCTCCTCATCAGTTAAGTTACTGACGTTTTCCATTGCAATCCGCAGGATTTCTCTATCACTCCGCATCTATCACGACCTCTTTCTTGGGTGGCAACAGGACAACCCCGTGGATTGCCTGTACGTTGTGGTTCATTGTTTCCTGTTTTGCGATACCAACGCGGTTCAGGATGGATTCTGCCGCCTTCATACGAAGGTCGTCCCCACGTTCTATGTCAGGGGCCGTTACGAGGCTTGCTAACTTGTTCGCGGCTGACAGGGAGTGGCCTGCTAACATGGTTTTGGTACGCTCTATAATCTCATCGGCTAGGCGTTCCTTTAGCCAGCCCACGGATTTAGGAGAGTAGCCCACGATTTCGGCAGCAACGGACATATTGCCGTTGTTTTCGAACAGGACATCCAAGAACTGCTCCTGTTTCTCTGTCAGGGCAGCTTTTTTATTCGTCTGGGGTAATAAATTCATGGGGATTTAGGTTTGTAGGCCCTCTGGGGCTGTACACTTCCACTTTATGTTTAATTCGAACAGGTTCGCACCCGTGGCAAACTCTGCCATTTCATCGACACGCTTCATGCACTCAGCTTTACTGGCGTGAGGACCTCGTGTGTCGCTCAACTCAACACATTCTTCGGGTGCTGCAGCTAGACATATCAGTAAAATAGCTTCGAACATGGGGTTTTCCTGCGAACCGTTGTCATACCCTTGTATTATGGCGGCTTTTGCAACCGGTGTCAACCTGTTTTCAGCATGGTTTATAGAAAAATAACCAAAAATGAAAAAACCTGTTGACAAATGGTGAATTTGACGCTACCATAGGACCAAGTCCTGCCGGGGTAAACCCCCTGTGTACCTGCAGGGTCCCCTAATGGTTCGCAAAATGGTCCCCGCTGGTTCTCCGGTGGGGGTTTTTTGTGTTTACCCTAGGGGTTCGCAAAATACCCTGTATGGATAACCCTAAAACTACAAAAAATATGTCGGGTTTGCATAGCAAATGCCGGGGGGGTGGGGTGGCCCTCGCGTACCCGCGCGTACAATATATTTATGTTTACATCGGTGATGCCGTTGGTTCTGGTCGTATCGCCTAACAGCCCCCAAACCCCGCGAACACATACTAAACCCCATAGCGAACCCGCCCGCGCCCGCGCCCGCGTTATCCGATTTGTCATGCCGGTAAATATCTGGGGTGGCCTTTTGATTTATGGAATATATACAATCCCCACCAAACCAGCCCGCCGAATAACCACGGGATTACCGCCAGTTAACGCCCATTAATATATGCCGGACATAAAAAGACCCCCGCCGGATAGGCAGGGGCAAGGTTATAGGGCTGTTCAAGGGAGGAAAAGACAGCCCCAACAGGTTCGCGGGAGGTTACGCCACAAGCCTATATTTCGGCTTGGTTCCCTGCCGGTTGCATTCGATGGTATAGCCCCGCTGCCGAAGCTGTTGAATGCCTTGGTGAACGCTAACCGGTGTCATGCCGGAATGCCTGACAAGCGTATCACGATTGACCGCATATGTTCGCGAAGCCAAGCAACCAAACAACCGGCCAAGCTTGCTATTGGGCTTTGGTCGATTAACGCGGCTAACAGTTTGTTCCCCATTCCGGTTTGCAAAGATATCGGCAAGGAACCGCCTTGCGTCGGCTTCACGTTCGGCTGCCATCCGGGTTAGGACAACGCGCCGCTCGTCCTGCCGGATTGCTTCCTCTACCCGGCCTTCGATGCTATGCAATTCGGCTCTCAATTTCGATGGTAAATTAAACATGGTTTCGGTTCTTTCTGGGCAATGCCCGTTGGTGGTTCAAGTAATAAAGACCGCGTATATTATAGAGATTATCAAGAGAACGGTCAGGCTCCGATAAATTACATATAAGGCTTCCATTGGTTATCTTTCATATCACAAAGAAGAGTATGTAAAGCAGCAATGATTCAATCATTACGCTGCCACCGATTCCGCCCAAGTCCACGACGGACTAGCAAGCACAGTCCTAACCATGTCGTTACGGGTTCGCTGGACGTTCGCAACGTTCTGGGTTGATTTGCCCGACTGGTAATCCTTGCCGGTCGTTAGGTCAGTCCACCCTTCCTGAGTATGAGTAGACCAGTGGGTCAAGGCATTATATGCCGCCCACATGGTTTGCCCTAGTTCCTTCTTTTCCTTATCGAACAGGTAAAGAATGTTATTCATCAGGCGTTCATTAATCGGCTTGGTTTGACCGGCTTCAGCCGCCCTAGTGTTTTTATGGCAGATAGAGTTCGCCAGTATCTCGCCAAACTGTTCGTCGGATAACTTGGCACCCGCCCACAAGTTCATCTGGTCGCGCTGGCCTGTCCACATCTCAAGAGAGCCGCCAGCCTTGCTAATCAATGCTTCAGGCGACAGGTTCTTTGTATGTTTGGCTTTCTGGTGATATGCCTTCTCACCACCAAAAACCAAAGTATTGCGGCAAAGGTCGCGGTATGCACCGCTGAACACCTGAAACGCCCAAGACATATCAACCGAATTGAATACGTCCATTCGGCAGTTCACACGGTCGGTTGAATCCCCGACTGTGGTTTGTAGGTCGTTAAAGTGAATGGTTCGATGCGCTCGAAGCCCGTCATCATACACCCTATCAACCACCTTAACATTGCCGGTTGGTAAATCAGTGTCTTGCAGCAATTCGGCCTGACGGCTAAAAAGCAGGTCATGCGGAACCAAATTGTAAGTTTTACCAATTGGCCTAGTGTTCAGGATGGCACCCGTTGCCGTATTCTGTAGGGCTGAATAATCCGGCATAGGTACGGCATCACAAACTGCCGCATTTTCACCAAGCAACATTTCGTTCCTTGTCGTGATGGCCTCGATTGGAACCCGCCGGACTGAACCGCGATTAACAAACAAGTCAATATTGGATGGGTCGTTATGCTCTACTGTAAAAGAGCCGCGTATATCTTCATTTGGTATTACGTCGAACATGGTTAATGTTCCTTTCGTTCTTGGTTAGCGGGACAACCCCGCCTAACTGTTATCGCACCCGCTGCCGGATGGGTCAACAAAAAAGATTAGGCAGAAAAGATGGATGCCGCCCCGCGACTCGCGACACCCGCTGCTAATACCGCACCCAATCCCCCCGAACCACCAAGGATAATTGCAAGTAGCATACTAGCCCCATTAAAAAAAGTTGGCGTGGTCAATTTGTCAAGTTATCCCGTACCGGTCGCGCCAAACCCGCCAAGTTATCGCCTGTAATTGATATGGCATAATACCGGCATCGTTCGCGGCTTCCTTGTATGCTTCCTGCAATGCCTTATATTCGCGAACCCCAATATTGGTTTTATCGTCGGTCAATCCGATTCGTTCGTTATATGCTATGTTTCTTGCGTGACCATCAATAGTAACGTTAAATTCCCCCATAATGTCACAAAAGAAAGAGGTTATCTTCTGTCCCTTTAGCATGGCCTTTGCTCTATCATAGGTGGGTCGTTCTGCCAAGATTCCCCAAGCCTTGTTTTTCATGGCGTGGTAGGTTGACACCTTCACCGAATCAATACCATCACCCTTTAGAAATGCGCCTATTAAGGCATCAGCATTGCTAACATTGCGTGACCATTTATTGTTTGGCGACAAGGCAGAGATAACAGCCACCACAAGGTAAACAGCCACCCCATATTTATTGCCGATATCATAGGCTGCATCATATGCCGCAGCATACCAAGCCATGCCCCCCTGAATCTGCACTGGGTCGGCATCTAGATAGCAGTGGGTTATGTTGTTGACTAATTTTTTGTGAGCTAGTTTAGTTGCACGTTTCATTAGCTATACACCCCGCCTATCATAACAACCTTATCGTCACACTGGCACGAAACCGGCGCGTTTGTTTCAATCCAAACTTTAGCCCCGCATGATAGCGGTTTATCAGGTGAATAAACAACGGTAGATGAGCCGCCAATATCAACCTTATGAGCGTAGATATTGCGCTTGCTGGTCTTAATTGTGATTACTGGTTTGTTTTCATTATTACGCGCATTAGCCCGTATCACGTGTTGGTTTATGTGGATTCGCTTTTTCATAGGTTCGGTTCCATTCGTTGGTTTAGGTTGGTTTGTTCTTAATGGTAATTAAAAGTGGGGTCAAGTCTTTTTATTTTATCGCGCAATCTTTCCAAGTAACATTCTGAACAGGAAAAGAACCGGTCAAGCTCAACCACCATCGCCGGTTCGCCGCAGGTATCACACTTGTACTTGGGATTTAGCGTGGTTGGTTTGTCAAAAGTTTGGCGTGTAGTGTTTGTCATCGTTCAAGTCTCGCTTTAGTGTGGCTAATTTGTCACGTTCGGCGTTTGTCACTGGTTCGCCGTTCCACTCTTTGTCATGGATTTGTCTGTTTAAGGTTCGCCATTTGTCAGCCGTGTTTGTCAGGCGTGGGTCGCTTGCCGCATCGGGATAGCGTGGCGTGATTGCGCTTGTCATTGTTTGTCACTCCAGTAATCATACCACGCAGCCGCTAACATTTCGGCGTATTCGGTTTTGTCACGTACTCCCACCCAATCGCGGTAGGGTTCCATTCCCAGTAAGAACTCTCCAAAGTGTTCGCAGCCACCAATAACCGTGTTTGCTTTACCCCAAAAGTCTTCCTCTAGCTGGATTGCCCAGTCGCTCATCTTACCCATCGGTTGTCTCCTTAACAGATAGAACTTTGGTATTTTCACCACCGACTAAGCCCGCCATATCTATCTGGGCTTTTATCTGTGCCTCATATTCTGTGTTAGCGTGGACAATAACTTCACGGGTTGTCGTTGCTTCTACCTTAACTTCCCAAGTTCGTTCACCATCCCCCATCTCAAATCCCATCAAATCCATAACATCAACCGTTAACTGGTCAATCAGTTCGTAAACATCGTGGGCATCCCAGTATTCAAACGGTTCCCAGTGATTGTCATTAATAAAGTCTTCTAGCTTTTCTTCGTTCCATGTATCCCAGTCACTGGGTAATGGTGTAGCTAGAAAGTTTGCTGACATACGAGCAAATATCTCTGTGTGTTTAATTGAGTATTCTGCGTGGGTTAGTTTTTTAGCCATTTCATTTCTCCATCGGCTGTTGATTAGTAACCAATATCGGAAACAAACAGGGGTGTCAACAAAAAAAGAAACGGGACTAGAAATGAATCTAGCCCCGCTCTTCAACCAACCAACGAAAGTACAAGGGGTAACCACTCCCCCTGTTCAACCTTACTACTAAGCGACTTCGTAAGGTGTCCCTAGTTTTACCAGTGTTTGTTTGTTACTGTCAACCCACAAACGACATTCATTTTCACTTTTTCCAATAAATATTGTAACTAGCCGCAAGTAATCTACACAGTCTTTCTTCCTTACCGTGTCCCTATTTGTCTCACCAATACGGACAGACGATGCTGGTGTGTTGACAATCCATCTGTCATCGTACTGCCTGCGAACTATCTCTAGCTCAAGTTTTTTAGTTTTCAGCGATTCCATCGTCATCCTCGTAAGATTCTAGGTAAATATCTATTGCGTCCCGAATCAGGTCAGCAACTGCAACCTGTTCGAGGGAACTCTTTTGCATATGATGTGCAATGTATGCAAGCCTATCATACTGCTGTTCCTTCATCAGTAGGTTGTATGTCTTGGTGGGTTCAAGTATCTTGTTTGGTCTTGGCATTGTTAAGTTCCTTCTTTGCCAGTTTATCCAACTTGTCTTTCTTTCTATTAGGTACAACTTGTTTCTGGTATTCTTTGTCCCTTAATAGTTTAGCTATAGGGTTAATTTTATTAGTTATTTTCATAGTAGGGTTTCCCTATAGGGTTACTGTTCGTAATGCGTAACATGGCTGTCAAGCGTTTGTCAAACAAAAAATGTACTTGACACAACTTTTCCTGTCCGGTAGTTGTCGGGTCATAGGAGATAGCCCATGACAGTTTGGCTAAAAGATTACGTTACTGATTTGTCAATAGCACCGGAAGGTCGTCTACGGATGGACTGTCCTGCGTGTGGCAAGAAGAATACCTTTAGTGTTTCGGACACGGGGGGCGAACGCTTATGGTTCTGCTTCCACGCAGACTGTGGGGTTCGTGGGCGAACAGGGTTTAGGATACGCAAGGACACTGCAGTCCACCCCCTGTTACGGACTAAAGTATTGGAAACAAACAAAAACTCAAGCATACCATTCGAACTACCTGATACGTTTGTTGCCCTGTCCCGCGAACCCCGTGCCGAATCCTATGTCAAGAAAGCAAATGCCTATGATGCGTACCTCGCTGGTCGTGTCGATATTCGTTACGACTTTCGTATGAACCGTGTTGTCTACCTGATAAAGGATGGCAGACAGGTGGTTGATGCGGCAGGTCGTACTTTAGATAACATCAAACCTAAATGGTGGAGATATGGAAAATCCGGTAATCCTTTCGTTTGTGGCACCAGCCGTGTCGGTATTGTTTTGGAAGACTGTGCTAGTGCTTGCAGTGTATCTAATTTTCTTTCGGGGATAGCCCTGCTAGGAACCAACCTGCAGGACAGTCACTTGCCCTACCTAAGAAAATATGATAGGTTACTTGTAGCCCTAGACAAGGATGCGACCAAGAAGGGCTTGGAATTGGTTCGCAGACTACAGGCCATTAGGCCAACAAGCTTAATTGTTTTAAACAAAGATGTGAAAGATATGACAGATGATGAACGAAAACGAACCTTCGAAAGATATATCCCTTGAACTGCAGGTTCTTGGGTTCATACTAAACAAAGACTTCTATGGCAAGGTAAAGAACATTGTTAGCCGGGATATGTTCGAGGGGCGTTACGCAACGCTGTTCGATACTATCACCTACGGACACAAGACCTACGACATAGACATACACCCTAATCAGTTATCTGCCCTAGTCAATGACCGTAATCCGGCAATGCCTAAGAGTGCAGTGTTCGAACTGTATGACATAATAGGAAATCTACCCACCCACATATCTCCTGACATGTCCCTCGAACTGGATGTTGTCAAGAACTTCTGGGTCAGGGACAGGG